ATCTTCCTTCGGCAAGTATATCTTTTGATTTCTTATCTAAGTTTACTGAATTATTTATATTTTTTGGAACGTTAAATGTAGAAATAAATTTTCTAAATTCAGCAATTAGTCTCTTTGTTAACATTTCTCTATTATCAATTGGTACAAGTCCAATTTTATTTGCATGCGCTTGAAGATCACTTTTATTCATTTCATTAATAAAATTAGTATATTCTTCAAGATTTGTTGTTTTATATTTACTTAATCCTGTATCACCCCATATCTGATCTAGACTCTTGTATTGTATATTTTCTAATTTTCCGTGAGTTTGGGAAATTTCTTGTAGTTGTTTCTTTTTTCTTGGCATAATATTCTCCTTAAATATATTATATTTTTGCAATATTAAAAGTCTAAAGTATTTATATAAAAAAAGACCCAGCAGGGATTGCCTACTGGGTCTTTGGATTTAATCTAATTAAATTTAGATTTTGATTCCGACGATTGCGCGAGCATCAATACAAACGCGACCTTCTTCGAGAGAACCGTAGAAACCAGTTTTCTCAGAGCGGGCTACGAATTGATCGTCTGGAAGAACAGTGAATGTTCCACCAGTTTCGGATTGACGAGCTACTGGGCGGATAAATGCTTCTTTGCTTAGATCAAGACCGATAGCGATTTCTTGATTACTTGCATCGAATGCATACTCTCCTCTTAGCGCGCCGAATAGAGCGTTATATTTTGCTCCAGCACCCAATTCAACTAATTCATGAATTGTTACTCCGTATAGTGATTCTGTACCAGCTCCACGATAAATTTCTTCGCGAACATTATCTGGAAGATTTGTTCCAGTTCCAGAAGAAACTGTAAATGGTTGGTAAGCGAATGCACGGATGTCAGCTTTAACCTCTGGACTTACAAATAGATCAGTTAATCCATAAGAGTCAGTTGTAGTGCCACCAGCATAAGAAGTATTAATTCTTTTGACTAGTGTCATTAAATTATTGAGGTCAGAGAGTTGGAATGTTCCAGCTGTTTGAGCGGCTTCAATATGTCCACCTGATACACCTGCATTTGTTCCAACTGCTGGAGTACGAGCTTCAGCTAGAGCTTTTAAAACTACTGCCCAAGCATTACGTTCTTGTTTTACTAGAACTTCATTGCTCATTCTCTCAATAGCTTTGCTTATTACATCGAGACGACCACGACGAGCATAGCGTTTTAGGAAGCTTACAGCGCTATCTAAACGATAGGTTGAAACTTTTAATTCGCTAAATCCTTCTACGGCAGAAGAAGGAAGACCACCTGCTACATTTTGACTCCAAACTGTAACATAATCTTGACCTTGATCATTCCATAGGTCTAAAGGAAGACTTGGATTATCGTCTTCATCATATGGTGCATCAGTATAAATTGCGCTTGCTGTACCAGCTTGCATTAGAACTTTGCTAACAACTGGTCCAATGAAAGCGGCAAAAGCTTCAGAAGCTTCACGAGCTACTGAAACATCTCTACTGCCCATAGCTTTTACAAGCTCAACTTGTTCTGGGGTATTTTTTAGTTTGATTTTCATTTTTTATAATCTCCTTGCTTAGAAGCTGAGTTTGATTAAAGCCACATTATTTACTGGCTTACTTAGAAGACGACCTACTACTAGATTACCAGCGGTTGTGGTTAAACCGGCGGTAGCACTAACGTAAACTGGTGCGCCTACATTTGCGGAATTCGAAAGATCGCTTCCGCTGTAAACAACTACGCCCTTAGTAAGAACTGGTACGGCTTGACCACTTATTACAACACCTTTTTCTGCTGCTTTTTGTGGTTTGAAAACTAGTTTCTCACCGTTTTCATCCAATTCTTGAGTACTCATTAGAGTAATTCCAAGAGCTGCCAAATCTGTATTTGTTGCTTTTGCTACTTTAGCATTTACAACATAACGATTTGAAACAACATTGCTTAGACCTGGAATTCCGAGTGTTCCTCCGAGTTCGACAGGTATTGTTCCAAGAAATCCTGTTCCACCAAGAGCTGAACTGTCAGCTATTGGTTGAAAACCATTTCCTGTTACTTTAACTACTGTGCCAGCTGTAGCAATAACGCCATTAGCGTCTTGTTGAGCTTCTACGGCAAATAGGTTGACTACATCATGTTCGCTGTAGTCTCTGAATGGTCTTAATGTATGTGCCATATTTTTTCTCCTTATTTATTAGTTAATATCAAATCCTTCAAAACCGAAAGCTTTACTATACTTTTCGCGTAGTGAAACTTCAGCAGTTGTTGTTGAATTTGGGATTGAAGTCTTTTCAACGTTTGCGTTGTCTAGAACTTCATCTACAACTTCGGTTGCAGATTGTTCAGAAGATGTCGAGGCTTTTACTTCCTCTTTAACTTCAGAAGCTTTTGCTTTTTTCATTTCTTCTTCCATCATAACTTTTTTAGCAGCTTTATTTTTATCTTTCATTAAAACTGTCATTTTCTTTTTGTATGCAGCAAATGCTTCTTCATCTAAATCTTTAATATCAGTTGCAAGAATTTGACGATCTTCATCAGATAGATCAAATTCCTCATCGAATGAAGCCATTCTTAGATTGAAGGCTTCTTCTTTTGCTTTAGCGATCTTCTCTTCTTCAAGTTTAGCAAGAGTAGCTTTGAGTTTTTCAAGTTCCTCTTTTACTTTTTCACTCTCTGTAGAAAGTGTTTCGTATTTTTCTTGAGCAGCTTTAATCGCGCTATCTTTTTCATTCTTTTCGGCTACAAAAGCTTCAGAAGCTTTCTTTAGTTCTTCTTGAATGAAATCTGTTACGCTAGAAGCTGTGACTTGCTTTAGTAGCTCGTCAGTAATTTGATTGATATTTTCTATTTTCATAATTATTCTGTTTATAACTCCTTCTTGGTTTACAGTATTTTCTGTATTTTGTGAAATATTATTTTCACTATTATTAGAGGATTCAGATTTTCCTTCTTTAGATTTAAATTCAATAACAGCTATTTTATCCTCATCTTTTACAGCTACACCTTGTACATCTGCAGCTGGATTTGAAGTTAATCCTATACCTAAAGGAATAACATCTCCTACTACTTGACGATAAATATAGGTATTATTGTTAATTTTACCTGTTCCTCCAAAAGCTTTGAGATTTTTACTTAATTTATCTTTCTCATCCTCATCTGTAACAAATTTAGCATCTTCAAGATTTTTATTGTTATTATCTAGTAATACAAGATCGTATTCGCTAAAACCAAGTTCCCAAGAAGCACTTACTTTCATATAATTTTCACTAGAGGGATCATTGCTTTCTTCGATAAGGTTAGCTAATTGAGGATTAATAATCTTCCACATTACACCGCCAAGGGTAATATAAAATGGCTCCTTCATTGTTTTAACATCTAATTCAGCAAGAGATTCATTTGATCCAAATTTACTAAAACTAGCTGTTAAAATACAACCAACAACTCTTGAACGGTCATGCTCAATGTTAATTGGTTTATTAATAAAATTATTTACCATTTCAGCAGCAGTAGTTGAATTTATAACATCACCATTTTTATTTACTCTATTAACGACACAAGCATCAAAAGCTATAGGTAATAAATCTATATTTTTATTTGTATCAATATCTGGTAAAAATTTTTTTAAATTAGCTATAGAAGCAAGAGATAAGTATTTATCTTTATCTTCACTAACTACTGGCTTAATATGAAGATTAGCAAAAGTTGTATTATATTTAAATTCCATAATTATACCTCAAAAGTAAAGTGAAAACCCTCATCTTCATCATCAAGATAAAGTTCATCGGTATTCGCAAAATCAAAATCATTTAGATTATAATTTTTAATATCTTTGTCTGCTTGATTAAAATCTTCATCACTAGGTTCAAAATTTGCTTCGATTATATAATCATTTGTAGAAGCACGAGAAATATCACTATCTGCTTTACGATAAGCATCTTTTACTGGTTTACCACTAACCATTCTAAGAAACATATTTACTCTAGCCATTGCCCATTGACCACGAGTTTTCCCTGGGCGATGAGAAGATGAAAAAGCTCCAGCGCCACGACGATATACTTTCTTTAATTGACCTAGGGTTACTTTCTTTTTATTTTTAGAATTATGTTCTTTAACTTTATTTTTAAGTGCTTCAATTACTTTTTTAGAAAATTCAATAGCTTTATCGCTTTTTGTTCCAGCACTGCCTGTTTTATTACGACTAGAACCTTTACGGCGTTCACTTTGTTTTGCTGGGGTTTGAGCTGAAGATTTTGGGCCACGCCTTTTGGCTTTAATAAATTCAAAGCCATATTGTTCTGAATTGTAATTCATATATTTAATAATATTACACTTTAATTTAATTAATTTAAATTATTTTTTATTCAATTCTTCTGTAATATCGTAAGCCGCTCCGCTAGTTGGTGTATCAGGATATTTTGTTTGTAATTCACGACTATCGTAATTTGATTCAGAACAAGAAACTAATAAAAATAGTGGAAAAATTAAAAATAATCTCATAAAAAAGATTACACTTTTATTGATTTTTAAATTTATCAGAGATTATCTTATCTGTATTTTTAATATTATCAGCTGGATTAACAACAATATTTGCTAGTGATTCTTCTATTAATTTTGCCTCAGCATCTCTTCTTCGACTCATGCCTTTTTCTATACTACCGCCAATCCATATTCTTTTCATACTGCGGATTTGATCTGCAATTTGAGATAAAGTTTTTTGATCAAAATTCTTTGTTTTTGCCATAATATCGCGAATTATTTTCATCTCACGACGACGATCTCCTTCAAGAGCCGCTCCTCTATTAAATACAAGACTAACTAAACCACCTTTTGCATCTTCTGGAAGATTATCAAAATTAGGAAAAGTTTCACGAGTAAGATTATAAAATTTTCTTACAGTTTTATTCATGAATACTTTTACTGACATTTCCCAAGGTATAGTAATGTCTTTTAATCTACGAGCTAATTCTTTTGCTTGATATCCTTTTACCCCAACTACCCTATATAAACGATCAAAAGTTTCTTTTGGAAGATCTTTCCAATCATTAGCAAACTCTGTTTTATTTACATATCCAACATCATAACCAACTCCTACTGTCACTCCGCTTTGCTCCCCTGGCCATGTTGGATTTTTTAAAAATTTATTATAATAATTTTCACCGCCACCAACTTCAAAATCAAAAATGAGCTTAAGAGATTTATCGTTTAACATTTATTATTTTAATTATTTATTTTATCTACTGTTTTGTCTATGATATTATCTGCTGGTACTTTTTCTTTTAACCAAGAGTTCATTACTCCAAAATAAACAAGATGTTCATTATCAATTAAAAATAAATCGTTTCCATATCGATCTTTATATGGTTTTATACCTATATCTTCTACTAGTTCAATAGCTTTTTCTTTTTTAAATTTTACTTTGTACATTTCTATTAATTTATTATAACGATCTTTTGCTTGATTAGTAATCACTGCGCCATTATCTAATAAAGCTATAACTCCGCCATTATCTTGAGAATACTGAGATGGTGTTGAAGCATCATAAGATGCAGTACTATCTTGTATTTTGTCTGGCGTTACAGTAGTACAACCAATGATTAAAAAATTAAGAGCCAATATGCTTGCGAATCTCTTCAAGATTTTTCTCCTTAATTGATTTTTCTATTTTATTTTGATGGTCTACTTCTTTTTGAGCCTCTTGACGCTGTTTCATTTCTTTGGTATTTTTTGCGCCAAAGACATTATTGATCGCTTCGAATATTCCACCAACAAGTCTAACAAATGCACCAATAAATTCTGTCACTTATTCTACGTATTCTGCCGTTGCGTCTTTACATCCTGCTGCGATAGCATTAAGAACTCTGACGGCTAGAGCTGCGTCTCCATTTATCTTTACAAACTGTGCAGCATATATATCTTTAACTGCTGTAATATACTTTGCCCAATGTGTTTTTTCTGCTGGAAGATAATCCATAAGAGCTTTTTGTAGTTGATCGGGAGTTGGAGTTGCACCAATAGTTAGACTTTCAACAATAGTTGAAGCATGATTAATCATCTTAGCTTTCTCAACGCGGTCTTCGGGTGAAAGAGCTTGCTCAAGAACTACTGTACAAGTAAGAATAACTGCGGGTTTAATATAAGGTAGAGCGTTCTCTACCGCGGTTGTTCCGCCAACTTTATTATCTCCACCAGTATTTGTTGTAGAGCAACCAACCATAAAAATACCCATAAGGGCAATAGCAATTAAGTTTAGTTTATTCATATATTTTCTCCATATCCTATTTCTTTTTTTATTCTTTTTTTAGCTTCTTTTGTTTGAGCTACCTTACCACCAGTCACTGCGGCATCTTTCACTGTAAGAGCAAAAATAATACCGCTAACTACAGCGATAAGTTTAGAAATTCCTATAATATATTCTTCTACTTTGTCTGGCAAAAATGCTACTAAGGAATTATCTCCATGAATTGCAAAAGCTGTTGCTACTGATACAACCGTTATTATCCCAGAAGTACTTGAGCGCCAATTTGGACCAAATAATTTAAATAGCATATTTTTCATAATAAATTACACTATATATTATAGTATAATTTTTAAATTTTTACAAATATTTATATTAAAATTTATAAACTGGAATTTTACCTAAAATACCATTTAAATTTATAACAAGATATCTTTCAATAGTTGCGGGTGGAGTTATTGATGCTGCGTTAGCTGTAGTTGCTGTTGTTATTGGAAAATTTATTGATCCAATTGATAATTGATTGCTTCCGCTAACAACAGCTTCTCGACCTATAGCGATTGAGTTAGAAACTCCTAATGGTATATTAGATGCTGTATTAGCAATTACTCCAATAAATATATTATTATTTCCAGTAACTAAACTTTCAGCTGATCTAAAACCTATCGCTATATTAGATCCTCCTAAATTTTGCTTTAAAGATGATATTCCAATCGCCGTATTATCGTTTCCGCTAATACAACCAGATAAAGCATCTCCGCCTAGAATTAAATTATTAGAACCATTATTTAATAAATAACCAGCATTTACGCCAATTGATGTATTAGAATTTCCAGAATTAAGTGAAAATAAACTACTTACACCAATAGCCGTATTAAATTGTCCACTAGTATTAGTTCGAAGAGCGTTATATCCTGCCGCAGTATTTCCTGACATAAGACTATATATTGTATTTAATCCTGCGCCAAATCCAATTGTAGTATTAAAATTAGGTCTTATAACATCTCCATCTAAAACTACTCCAGAAAAATTTGGTGATACTCCTACTCTAGGCCTTGTAACAAATGTTTTTGTTCCACTAATTGTTTGACTTGTAGTATTATAAACTAAATTATTTGCATTTACTCTAAAAAGATTTAATGTAGCGCTAGGATCACTTAATCTTTTTAATTCATTATTCTGTATAGATAAAATAGAGTCTGTGGATAAATTGATTTGACTTACAGGAGAAAAATCTTTTACGTTTTTATTTGGCATATATTTTTATTACACTTAATAATTAAGTATAATTTTTCCATCATATACTATATTATATTCTATTGCACTATCTGTACCATATAAAATATAATCTATATTAGATTCTTTACCTAATAATCCAGTAATTGAACTATATAATATATTACCACTAGTAAATATTCCTCTAGTTCCAAAATCTGGATCAAGATCAAAATTGAAACTTAAAGTCGCGGTTTTATTACTTCCGATTGAAGAATCATAATTTATATTATTGAATCTACAGCCACTAAATATGAATTTAGTTGGATAAACTCCTCTAGTATTATTAATTTTATCGAAATTAACTACAATATTATAATCACTATCTTGATTCAATGTATCTAAAAATGAACCACTTAAATTTTCTTTTACAATAAAACTAGTATTTAATGTGCCATTTATTGGAAATTCTATTTTTCTTAAAAGTGGTAGTTTATAATTAATAGATCGATATGCTTTTCTATTAAAGTTCAATGAAAAATCAAGACTTTGAATTGCATCTGTATAGAAAGCTAAACCATTATTATTAGTATAAAAACTTACATTTGCATCTCCTGGCAATAAAATATTTTGTCCACTAATCTGTTGGTCATTATAATTTAAACTTTTTGGTATAATAATTTGTTCTGATTGATTTTCTGAAAAACCAGATTTTAAATTTAATATTGAATATGGAAGGTTTGATCCACTTAAATAATATGTAATATTATCTGCAGTATAACTTTGATTAACCTCTGGTACATTTCCTACCGCAATACTAAAAGAATATTCGTTTAAGTATGCATTTTGAAAATGTAAAACACCATAATTATTTGAATTAGAATCAAGTATATCAGATAATCCAGTAGGATTTATAGAATAATCTGTTATTGGATAATTAAGAAAAAGATCATTTTCATCTTCATTTACTATAAGATAAAAATCTCTTTTATTTAATTCTGATATATTTGTACATAATCCAGAAAACATTGGAGAATTATATAAACTATTAAAATTTGCAACATCAAAATTCAATCTATTTTCATTTGTGACTCCATCTGGAATATAAGAAAAATTAAATGTAACTTCTGGCGCTAATCCTTGACCGCGAAAAATATTTTGTTTTTGACCAAAACTTTGAGCGTCAAGTTCATTTTTTTGAATTGCGTAATTAAATGATTGTATTTTTTCTAACTTTTTAAGTATTCTATAACCACTAAGATAATAGTCAGAGTAAATATTTTGTTCTCCAGAATATGGACCAACAAATAAACCTTGTACATTATAGATTATTCTATTTCTAGCCATTTACCTTAATCCTTAAATAGGATTACACTTTTATTTGAAATTAAATTTTACCAAATAGACATTGCGGTTCTTGTCCAATTTGTTCCATTATGTCTATAAAAATAATTATTATCAAAAGAAATTTGTCCGCTCGTACCAGGAGAATTTGGAGAACTAATTGTTGTATTTAGTTTTATACATACTCCACTTATAAAATCTAGTGTTAATGTATTAGGACCATAAGATACATGTTGTGAATTTATTGAATCAGCAATAACTACTGCTCCACTATGAGCAGAATTAATAGTTGTATTACTTCCAGCAAGAATAGTAGAATTTGAAGCCAAAACAGAATTATTTTTACCACCTAAAATTAAAGAAAAATTTCCAGAAACAAGATTGTCCTTACCAGCTAATATACCTTGACTATCAAAAAATCCAAAATTATTATTGTTATCTTCGCTATAACCAGCAAGAGTTCCATTTGGATTAGATTGTCTAAAAATAATGTCTGTATTAACTATCATACAAATGGATAAGATCTAAAATCACCATTATTATATAAACTGGTAATTTCTTCTTGAGTTAAAATTTTATTTTTCCAAAAACCAAGATTTTTGACTTGAACATTATTGACTTGTGTTACATTGAACGAAGCGCCTCCATATATACTAACGTCAGTAAAATTAATACTACCTATTCCTCCTACTGGTGATGCTCCTATAGCCATACCAATTGCTTGAGATTCTTTACTTACAGCCCTAGGAACACTCAGTGGTATCCCTTGGTAAGATTTAGAGTCTTCTAGATTTCCGTTTACATATAGTTTTATTTCTTTTGTTGTTGCATTGTTTGTGGCAACAATTTGAGTTAAAGTTCCAGTACTTATATTAGAATTTGATGCAACATTTATCCATCTATTACCATTGTTAGGAAAATTAAGCTGCGGCCAGTATATATCAGTATTATAAAGAGATGTTTGCAATCCACTTGTATGAGCGCTTAGGCCAAAAACTATATTTTGCCCAGACAGATAATTTCCAGAAGTTAAATTACTTTTATTTGCAAATCTAAAATGAAAACCTAAAGCTCCATAAAGACTTCCTAATATCATTGTTGAAAGACTAGAAGTATTTGGAATTCTTCTTGTTTCAAAACTAATTGAGAAATCTTGATTATAGCTTACAAGATCTACTAAATTACTACCATAATTTAAAAGAGAGGCAGTATTATAATTATTACCATTTGGATAATTTAAATATCCACTAACAGTACTAAAAAAAGCAGATGGAAGAGGAGGATTACCTGGACCACCAAAAGATTTAGGTACAGACCACCATATATTATTATTTGCAGAGGCCACGTCTATAAAAATATATGAGCCTAAATCTGGATTTACATATCTTTGTCCATTTGGTAGATTCCGGAAAGGTGATTGTAATTTCCACCAATTTGTTGGATTTGTAATATTTACTGGACTTGGAACGGAAATAAATACATCGTTATCATTACCTTTCCATCGAGCTAATCTTCCTCTGAGCCAATCATTAGTATTTCTACAATAATATATGTGATTATTATCAAAAGCTATATTACCTCTTAGTCCATAGTCTCCTGTATTTGAAGGAGTTTCTACGATCATTAGATCTCTATTTAAATTTTTATCTACAACTAGTCTATATCCAGAAATAATAAATTCATTTGTATTATCGTTAACTTGAACTAATTTACCTGGAGCAGAATAAAAAATTTGATTAAATGTAGATGCCATAATTATGATACTCCATTAGTTTTACTTACACTAATCCAACCAGTGTAATTATTATTTCTTACTCCAAGAAATTCTCCGCCATTTAAACTTCCGATACTTAAAATTTCTGAAGCAAAATCAAATTTTTCATCTGGTGTATAACCAGAAATTGTTAATACATTATTTAAACTTGTGGATAAATTTTTAATTGTTATTATTTGTTTATCTATAATACTTGGCATATAGCCAGTATATTGATTGCTATCATTATCTGAATAAAAAATATTCATAGACTTTGTTATATTAAAATTTGTATTCTTAAAGAAGTCATAATTTAAACTTCTATCGCCAAAATATATATTTGCTGGTTGATTGTTTCCAGAAATACGAACATATCTCAAGTCTAATTGACCAGAATTAGTCAATTGTTCAGTGAATATTTGTAAACCATTAAATGTACGCATCTAATAAATTACACAAAAAGTATAAAGATTTACACTTTATATATTAATTCTTACTGTGATATAATAGACTTGCTAAATAATTTGAGACTTGATGTTCTGAAGATATTTCTTGAATTTGATTTATTTGGTCTTGATTTTTATCAAAAGGTTTTTCAATATACTCTTCTATCTTAGACTTCCAATTTTCTGGAGATTCATTCGCAATAATAATCTCAGATATTTTTTCCGCATCTTCTTTTTGTTGATTGCTTAGTTTTTTAACATTAAACTTCTTTCTAACTGCAGATTTAACCTCTTCTTCAAGATCTTGACTTGCAAGAATGTTCTCTTTAATTTTAGTGACTGAGAAATTAGAGCTTGCCCCAATTGGCGCTATGTTTTTAGTAGATTGAGGTATACCAGTAGAACCACTTGGTCTACCAGCTTGACCAGCTCCACCACCAATAATTGGTTGATAAAGACCTTGATCTTTAAGTTGTTTAAATTTAAGTTGAGAATCAACTGATTCTTGAACTGTTGGAAGTCTACCGCTATCAATAGCTTGTAAACCTTCTTCTGGAGTAAGAACTCCAAGTTCAATAAGGCGATTAAATATACGCGAGTATTGAACATCATCTTTAAGATTCATTTCTTCGAAGGATGGAGTTGGGAAATTTTTAAATCCAAGATCTTTACTCATTCTACGTATTTCTGGGATTAAGAATTCATTCAAGAAAACTTCACGAGCTTGTTTTAATCTCTCGACAAATACTTGAATTTTAATACTTTGATTTGCAAATTTTTCGCTGCCAATTAATACATTATTAAGACCAATTTGAATATCTCTATCAACAACTTCATATTTTTGTGGGCCAATTAAATTACCAATATCTGGAATTACAAATTGTGCTTTGGTTGTATAATCAGCGATAAGAACTCTACCAACACTCTGATTTTCGAAAAGAGCTTGCATGGCTTGCAAATTCTTTTGATTGACTCCACCTTTATCTGGATCTGTTCCCATTGTAACAAGAAGAACTGCTTGTTGCATTGTTCTTGTAACTGCCATATCCATTTTTTTCATTTCTAATTTCCAATTAATATCATCTAATACTGGAAAACCCATTGGAATAGAAAGTGGCTCATAGTCTTGTTTTTTATAGAATACAGCGGCTAATCTTTTTGGATCAAGAGGAAGCAGGATATATGAGACTCCTTTATTTCTAACTTGTTCTTTAATCTCAGATGGAAGTGATTCATAAACTTCTTTATCTTCGTCTGTTTTAGGATCTCTAAGTCTTTCTAGTTCATAATCACTAAGAAGTTTATAATACATATTAAATGAATAATTCACTGTCCCACCAACATAAACATCTGCTGGATTGATAATCGTATATCTTGCAGGAAGTTTAACATTTCCATCTTCTGCGATTGACTTTAGTTTTGATCCAAATGTTTGAGTAACTCTAAGAATTTGTTCTGGATTCAATGATGTATCAAATCTATAAGTAAACACATTCCCACTACGATAATATTCACGAAAAAATTGATCTTGAAAACTAGCAAGGTTAATTTTCTTAAAATATGCTTCAAAAAATTCTCTAGCTTTTTGACTTCCACCGCTTAAATATATTGGACTACTTGAAAATTCAGTCATTAAATCGATTGTATTTCTGAAAATAGCAACATTATAATATGCTTTTTGACATAGGATAATGGCATCTCTAACATCTAGAGTTGAAAGGTTTTTTACATAAGTTGAGTACCTAAATGGAATTAATCCTGTATCAATATTAGTAAATCTATTAGTTCTTTCTATCGTAGAAGCCGCATTTCTACGAACTCCTGTAGCCGCAGCTCTTACTTCTGACATTTTAATCTTTGGCTTATTAACATCACTACCATATACCATTAATGGGGTAGCTTCAGATATTGGAACCGCGAAAGAAGCTTTGACTTCTTCTATTTTCTTGGGTTTTTTGCTCATTTAACGTAAATATTACACTTATTTTATCATTATTGGCGTAAAAGTGTTCGATATCTCCTCTTTTGGTGCGTTTATTATATCATTATAACACTTGAGACCCCAATTTGCTAATAAAAGTGCAGAATAATTATCTTTTCTGGCCTTATTCGCTGAAGAACTTCTTTTTAAATGTTGAGGTAAATCAAAAGATTGAGTGCCTCTAGCTGTAGAAGAATGTTCTATAAGAGTGCATTGTTTTTTAGTCTGATAGATAAAGTCATCCTGATTCTCTATGAAGTCTAAAGTTGACCAATCTTTCTTTTCTTCTGTTTTCATAAGATCTATGGGTATATTTTGATTAAATTGATTTTCAAAAAAACTATCATTCCCACATGTTTTACTAGCGAACCATATTTTTTTATAATCAATAGAAGCTTGGAGGTGTTCATTAGATTTTCTTATAAATGTACTTGTAAATACTTGATTAAAAGCAATTTTCTTTGCTTCTAAATTATAAGAATTCCTTGCTCGTTTTATTTCATGATCATAATCTAGACCTTCTAGATCAGAATTAAATTCGAAAGAATTTATTTTTAAATTATTATTTTTAAATAATTCAGATTCATTACAAGCAGAAAGAAATACATCTGCTCCAGCATTATCAAGTATCATAAATACAATATTAAAATTAGTCATTATATAATATAAATATTGTACATGATTTTTTAAATTTCCAAGCCCAGCATATGTATGCACAAGAGTACCAGTTTTTGTTTCTTCATCGATCTCTATAACTGCCATTGCAAAATAATCCGCGTTAGGACTATCACTCATATTTGGATCGATTCCTAAAATATATTTTTTATTAGAAAGACCTTTCATAAGAGTATGAGGTGATTGTCCATTTAGGATAGTGCATTCTTCCATCTTCTTTGCACTAAAATAACTATCACTTCCATCAATAAATCTCGCGCAATATTCTCGTAAAAAACTACTATGACTTGATCCGCCAGCTTGAGCTTCTTCAATAATTGTTTTATCAATCATTTCTTCTGGTAATGCTTCGTAACTCATTTGAGAAACGAAATAAGTCGCTTCATTCTCTTCTTTTGAATATATTTTCTCTGTCCATTCGTTATATGTTTTATAAAGATTTTCAAAAGTGTAACTAGCAGAAGAAAGAGCAATCATTTTACTATTATTAGGAAATACCATTCTATCCTCCTCTTTCATAGCGCCTTCTTTGATTAAATTATCTTCTATCTCTCTTATCTCCATACGTTCTTTCATATTTTGTGGAGCAACAAGAAATGGCATAAGAACTGTTTTTACAATATCTTCGGATAATAAAAGAAACTCATCAAGCACAAGCACATTAGCTCTAAATCCTCGAATTTTTTCACCGCTTAATGGAATTGCTACTATGCTTCCTCCATTAATTTGCCATTCATATTGATCATTTCTTTTGCTTTTCGCACCAAAAGCCTGCTTCAATAACTCACCACCTTTGCTATCTACAATTTTTTCTAAATTATTAAATATAAATCTTGCCGTTCTAAATGTAGGCCCAGCAATTAAAATTTTTGTATTTGGTTCAAATATACATTGAAGAAAACAAAAGACTGAGGCCATAAAGCTTTTCCCACATCCCCTTCCAAATACGCACATATTAAAATTTCTATTTAATAAACCTTTCAAATGTATCTCTTGATAAGGAGCTAATTTAATTCCACTAATTAATTCCGTAGTAAAGCCTAGATTTGCTCTAAGGAATTTAGCCAATGTAATCTTGGCTTCTTTATCATTGAGTATACCCTTTAACTGAGATAATTCAAGATTTATATCTGGATAATTTTTCTTGTATTTGTCTGGACAATAAATCATAAAACTTTCATATCATAAGCTAGTTGAAGATCTATCTTTTTATAGAAACATTTACTAGCAAAAATTGACTCGATAATTCTTGTCATCTCTTTTCTACCATCAACAAAAAGAAATTGTAGATTATTATAATTTTGCAAAAGCTCGCGAACATTATGAAATATATATTCTGGAGTAGCTTTAATCTTTTTACTAATATGTGGAAGATAAGGAAAGCTTAGAGCGTTACTTAGAGTTTCTTCTACCATAACTACAATATATGAATTATCTTTAAGAGCTTTCTCTATTTCACTCTTAAAACGATCATAGTTTTTCACGCTTAATGTACTAATGAAATCACTCAAACTTTTTCTTTCTATAAAACATCCACAATTATTATTAGAACAAGCATAGTCACCAAAACTTAATGTCTTTATCTCAAAAGGTATATTAAATTTTAACCAGCTTTGCTCACGAGTATCAACATAGATTGTATCTTTTTGAGTTAATTTATTTTTAAAATTATCTCCGATTAGATTGGGATGAATAAATTTATTTTCTAAACCTATCTGCGAGCATACATCATAATAATCATTAAATATTTTATTATAAAAAATAATAGAAGGAGCCATAATAGTTCTCAATTCAACTTGTGTGGGTGAATATATCAGATTCTTATTTTCTTTTCTTTTGATTAATAATTTTTTACAATATTCTTGACTTTTTTCTATCGATTGTTCTTTTAACCATTTTTTCATATTATTTTTATCATTAAAATCACTGCTAAAATATTGTTCTTTTGTTTTAAAATTGATCAAATCATTTGTTAGTAAATCTCTGCGTTCATAATAAGTTTGATAATATTTTACCTTATTTAATCCGTAGCTTTTTAATGCAAAGTGAAGACTTTTTTCGTCTTTAAATTCTTTGCCATCAATTTTACATATAATACTCATCCATTTAAAATATCTTCTTCTGATATTCCTAATATTTTAGACTTTAGTTCATCCATTGTTCCAAGTCTTTCGATTTCTTTTTTGATTACAGACTTTCTAAGTTCAGCCATTTTAATCAATTTTTGTCTTGATTCTTCTTGTTTCCACATCTCAACAAGATTTAATATACTAGCATTTTCCTTGACTTGCTTGCTAAGTCTTTCGCTTCTTTTAACTTTTAAATCATTAAGGAGTTTTTGTTGGCGATTTACACAATCATTATATTCTTTTCGTGCGGTATTACTTGCTTCTACAAGCGTCATTGGAATTTTGCCATCTTCTTGAATTGCCATATCGATTTGATTCTGTAAAACATTAATAGTTTGTTGAATATTTGAAGAGATAACTACTTCTGTTGAAAGTACAATATATTGGTCAACTTCTTCTTGAGTTAAATCACTTTTATCATGAGTATATCTAACAAAACTACTCTCAAAAAGATCGCGATCTCTTTCATCATCATAAAGATTAATCTGATGTCCAAATCTAAAAGTATTCATATAGCCAATTAATGAGTTAACCTCTTTCTTCTGTCTTGGCGTAATTTTATCTTTATCAATTCCATCAAGAATATATCTATTTATTTTAGCGATCATTCTTTCTTCACTTTTTGGCGCGCGATATTCTTCAGTTGAAACATTTTGATTATTAGCATCTAAATATTTAACATTAGATGGAACAGTCTTCATATATTCAAGAACGCTTCTTGTTTCTTGAGAAAGATTGGTTAAACTTTCATTCTTAAATAAAATTTTAGCAATTTCTACTCCTGTCATTGTAGAACAATTATTGCTTATATATTCTTTTTGCTCGTCACTAAGTTCTATTAATCCCTTAGCTTGATATTCATGACTTTTCTTTGGTTTTATTTGTCTTGATGCAAGAAAATTTTTTACAGCTTTTCCTTCTTTACTTCTGCCATCAAGATCATTTCTATTAAAAGCTAATTTTACAAGTTCAACTAAAGAAGGAGGATTATCTGGGCGATTATTCCATTCTTCTAATAATTTTAATTGTTGTTCTTGAGTTAGTTCTGGTAAATTTTCACTCATATTAGTAAATATCTATATCTCCATTATATAAATGTTTTTTAACCTTAATCATTATTGCTTTTTTTAAATTCTTAACTTGTTTATATCCTATCTTACGATTTTTCTCACTTGTTTTATATCCCATTAATTTTGCTGACTCTTCTTCTGATTTATGTTCTATATAATGTAAAGAGTAAAATTTCCATTCGATAGGTTTAAGAATTTGATGCATTTTTTTATGAATATTTTCTGCTGCCTTATCAATATCTATTTCATCTTCAATAATATTATGAACCTCTTGGGTATGATTTTCTAAAGTTACAGGTAATTTAATATCATGTGCAGATTTTTTACTTTTTTCCCATTTTGCATATAATGGACATTTATTACATTGATTTTTATAGATTGTACATCCGTCATCACTTTCTGCGGCAGCACATTTCAAACACGGTCTTGAGTAATTTCCATAATTATTTCTTATTAAATTTTTAATTTGATTACTAACAATTCTATTTATCCATGGTGCAAGAGGCTGTTTTTGATCATACATATTCCATTTTTTATAAATATGTATTCTTAATATTTGTGCTACATCACTAAAATCCATCCAAGCTAACGTTGTAAGATTCCATTTATGTCGTCTTTTATTTATTTCTTGATTTATCTCCGAAATTTTACTTTCGAAACTTGATTTCGAAGACTTCATTAATTATCTCTTGTTTTTTCTTAAAGAACCTGCCTCTTTTGCAAAATCTTCTAGTATTTGTTTCTTAGAAATTTTTTTACCTTTAATTTTTGTTTTATTTCTTTTTACATTATCTCCTGTTCCCATTAAATCTTTTAACTTTATTCCTCTACTTAAATTTTCTCCTGAAGTTTCAACTTGAATACTAGATATATTTGGTACGCTAGTAATATCTTGTTCGTCATCATAGAGTTCATTATCTTGTTCAATATCTACTTCTGGAATATATGTTTTTTTAGCAATAGTTGGTTTTTGAAGTTGAACTTTTTGAACTACAGGTTGAGAAACTTGGGTATTCTTTTGAAAAGGATTCCCACAATTAGAACAAAATACTGGTTTTTTTAAACTATATTCTGTAGGTGCGCCACAATCTAAACAATATCTTTTCATTTAATATTATTATATACTAAATGAATAATTTAATCTAATTTTAAATTAGGATAGATTATGTTCTTTTTTGGTAGAGTCTGGAATAGCAGCTACAAATTCTGGACCTTTACTTTTAGCTTTTTGATATAATTTTTTAATAAAAGCATCATAGGTCATTTTTCCGCTCATTCTACCATAATTACTAATGGCATCTCTTATGTCTTGTGGGCTAACTATTGGAAAGCTACGAGTTTCTGGAAAAAGAAAATCGCTATCTTTTAGCTCACTTCTTGTTTTACCCTTATATGTTTTTTGATATGCCTCTGTATCACAAATATCTACTTCCATAGCTTTAACTTTTTGTTTTTTGCCTTTTCTAAAAGTAGTCAAACACACAGCAACTCTTTGATCTTGACTTGTAAATTCTTCTTTAATCGCTGGCATACAGCGACTCATATAATTGCTCTCTTTCTCGTTCTTCTTTTTTAGGGGGATAGGCATATATAAATATATACACATAAATTAATTTAAAATGGAAATGTGCCATATTGTCAATGCTATAAATTGTAATATTGTATCATTTTGTCTCTATTTAATATTTTTGTCTCTGTAGAAAGTTGGCATGCATCTTGCATATAAATAGTACAAAGGAGGCATAAAATTATGCTATTAACACTAAGAAATGGAAGTAGACCATTAGATATATTTGAAAATATATTTAATGATTCTATATTTAATTATGATAAGGGATATTCTGACTTTGCTTTAGAAAATGATCAGTATTCTCTTGAAATTCCTCTTGCAGGATTTAAGAAAGAAAATATTGATGTTACTACAAATCAAGAATATCTAACAGTTAGGGCTACAAAAAAAGAAGGTAAAGTAAAATATGAAAAATCTTTTTACTTGCCAAGAAAAATAGATCTTTCAGAAGTAAAGGCAAAACATGAAGATGGATTGCTAACTATTACTTTTGGTAAAGAAAATAAAAAACTACAAAATAAAATCAAAATAGACTAATAATAATCTTAGCGTCAAGTTCAATCCTTGGCGCTAAGTGTAATAGTTTTATATGACTATTGCGAGCGGATTAATTTGTGTTGCAGTATTTATTTATATATTTTATTTAGAGTCGAGAATTAAATAAATTATAATCTAAAAATAGATTTTGTTTGGTTATAATTATAGGCTACCTCACTACTATTTAAAGCTCTATTATAAGTCATAACCATGGATATTAATCCTTTTAATGTATTTCCGCCAGCTGAAAAACAAGCAATATTAGTTGATCCATCTCCACTATGAGCAGTTTTTTTAGATGTATACGTGCTATCAAGAACTCCATTAATATATAAAGCCATACCATTAGTCGTATTAAAAGTAAGAACTGCAAAGTACCAAGTATTTAAACTAAATGTTGCTGTAGATCCATATTGATCATATCCACCAATCCAATCCGCGTGTCCACAATAAAGTTTATTTGTTCCAGCAAAATACATAAAATGTCCAGGATTAGCGCCTGAACCGCTAGCACTACTAACTAAATTATTGTCAAAAGCCGCACTTAGTTTAAACCAAACGCATTTTGTATAAGCAGTTTGTGGCACTACATTGCCTGTCCCAATTCCATATTGAGATCCATTAAATGAAAAACTTTTTGGTGAGGTTGAATTAAAAGTAGGCGAACCAATTAAAGTTATATTATCTAATTTTGGTAAAGCTAAATCAGTCCATGTCGAACCAGATCCACTATAACTTCTACTATTATTTGCATCTAAATATAAAAGTAATCCACTTGCAATTATTGGTACTCTTTTAGTTGGAGTGTATAAATTTATTCCTTTTCTAAATAAACCTAATTGTTTTCTATGTTTAACTATCATTTAAATAAATTACACTATTACTTATCTAAGTAGTCTTTGATATCTTTTATTAATTTATTTCTTTTTCTTCTTTCTAAAACTGTTACTAATGTAGCTAAACTAACAGGAAAGAATATCCTTAAAAAGAATTGAATATGGTCTTCTTTTGTTAATTCATCAAAATAATTAACATAAAGATCGCTCATACCCCAAAGAGTAAAAAGCATAGCTGGCGTAAAAAGTATAAAGAAAAACTTATTATAATAAGCTAAATCATTCCACCATTTTAGTATTTTATTAAACATAACATAGTCTTTACACTTTAATATGGAGTAGCTAATGGTGGATTAAAATTACTCATAACTGGAGGAATTTGATTGTCTATATTAGACTGCTCTTTACCACTTGACGTATTTAATTCGACACTTAATGCTTCATCTATATTTAATTCTTTATCTCCTACATTAAACATTGTAGTTTTTCCATCCATTTCAACTATTACTGGAGAAGTATGTCCATCTATACTTAAAAGAATTTCGCCTTTATTATTTCTTTTAATGCTTACTTTAATTTGATTTTCTGTATAAGAATAAGTTGTTAATAGTAAAGCAGCCAGTATTATATAAATTAATTTTTGCATATATTTGTCCTTAATCTTATTTGTTTCATCATATATCCAACCATTATATAATGCTGATTTGTATCTATAGTTGGTTTTGGTTTTTCTAATAGACTCAACATCCAAGGTTGGCTATTTTCTCCTATTGGTTCAGCATAACACACAAAAGACGATCCTTCATCAACTGGTACATATTCAAAATCAAGTCCAAGATTATATTGTTTTTCTGGTTTAATATCTTTCATATAAAATAAAGCGCAAATATAAGCTATTGGAAATAACATAAAATAAAGTAATAGATCTGATAATATAAAAGATTTCATTTCTGAATTTGTCCAGCTGCCGTTTGTATATCTAGTTTATTCGTTGTTTCCTTTATAGCAATTGAACCTAATGCTGTAATAATTAATAATAATATTAAAGCTAATGAATAGTAGGTTTTTTCTTGAGCCTTCTTTTTAGCTCTATATTGATGAAAATTATTTATAAAATCTTCTGTGTCTCTTTTAGATGGAAGATTTCTTTCATAATTATTCAATAATATATTTCTCAATTGATTATCCATTTCTTTTATTTATTCTACGACAAGCAAGCAAAGAAATCAAACCAATTCCTAACATTTGAAGTGCAGATGGTTCTGGAACATTAGCGACAACACTAACCATTCCATCTGTTGTAAAAGAACTTGTATCCCATTTTAAATCACTGGTTGCTGTATTTAAATCTGGTAAAGCAATATCTAATGCTGTGATATCAAATCCAGTAGTATCAATGCTTCCAAAATTAAATAAATCATAATTATCATTTAATTGAAAATTATATCCTCCATCAACTTGAAATTGCCAAGTTGTATTTGCTCCAAGTTTTAGTAGATTTATTACATCTATTGCATCGTAAGTTATTCCTCTAGTAGTAGAAGCGCCTAATTGAAAAATAAAATTTCCATTAGATGCATCTAAACTAGAGGTTGTTAGTACACCTGGACTATTACCTGGAGATAATATTCCTCCATTTAACAATACATCTCCTACGGAACCAGATCCTCCTAAAGTTCCACCAGCATTTACTGTTATATTTCCAGCTGTACCATTTATTGATAATAAACTTCCATTAATAACAGCGTTACCAATTATTCCTCCACTATTAACTGTGCTAACACCAGAATTAACTGTTGTTACTCCTGCTCTTCCATCTACTAATAAAGTACCACCACCTACGGTAGTAGTGCCAATAATTCCTCCATTTTTTACATTAATTGTGCTATTAGAATTAACATTTACTGCTCCTGCAGTACCATATACATCTAATAAACCTCCATTCAATGTACTATCACCTAAAGTTGCTCCAGATCTTACCATCGCTGTACCTGTTCCTAATGTAAATAATCCAGCGTTACCTCTCAAATCAAATGAACCTCCTGTTTGATTTAATGCGCCAATCGTACCTCTTACATCTAGAATACCTCCACTTAATTGGACTGTACTATTTGTTATAGAACCAGATGAGGTTACTAATAATGTACCACCAGACATTACTGTGTCGCCATTATAATCATTTAAACCTCTTAATTCTAATAATCCTGTGCCAGTTTTATTTAAACCTCTTACTGATCCAGCTGTTGTGCTAAAAATATTACCTTTTATAAGCCAATCACCTGTACCACCTAAAGTATTATTTATTCCTGTAGTAGAAGAACCAATGTCTATATTGCCATTAAATGTAATTAATAAATTTGTGCTGTTATTTATTAATTGCCTGCCACCGCTTGTACCTGCAGAAGATGTGATTGTATTAGCGGCGTTAGTAAAAGTAACAACTGAGTACTGTCCAAATGAATTTGTAAAAAACATATTATTACCATTATAAGCATTAAATACATAATTAGTGGCACCATTGAAATCTAAAGTGCCTGTAGTAGTTGTGCTTGTAGATCCAGAAATGCTACTAGAACTAGAAATAGCATTAGCAGAATCTAATCTTACTAGTGGCATTTTTACAGATCCAGATGTGCCAGCAATACTTACATTTCCTGTTGCTGCACTATTATTACCAGATATATAATTAGTGCCATTTAAAAATGATGTTGTTCCAGTATAAGTATTATTTCCAGTTAATCTATTTATACCACCACCATTAATTTCAATACCATTCACCCATCCAGCTGTACCATTTTCAATAGTACCTACATTTAAATTAGCTGAACCTTTTAATTGATGAACAACATTTTGAATAGGAGTTACTGCTGTGCTAATCTTCCATCCATCTAGATCAATAGTATTTCCAACTCCATCAAATGTATATGTATAACCATTACTTGTTCCAGTTGTTGTGAGAGTCCCCATTGAAATTGTTACTCCAGAACCAGCAATATTCATGGCTCTAGATGTAGTTGTAGTTACTAATCCAGAACCAAAATCTATATTATTTGCAGAAGTACTTGCAGACGTTCCAATTTGAATCCCTGCTGGAGTTGTGCCAGACCATATTAATCCTGTAATACCAGTTAAATTTATTGCTGAACCAGAAGAATTATTTAATATACTATTACCATAACTACTTCCAGTTGTTGCTCCTAATTCTAATATTCCTGTGCCTAATGATCCAGTATTATTAAAATTAACAGTACCAGCTGTTATTTGCATTCCGCCTCCAAGCGTATTAGCGCTACTAAGATTTACTGTACCACCAGCATTATTAATAACTACTTTACCTGCAGTAGCTAAACCTCCTTGATTTAAAGAATTATTAAATGTAAACGTACCACCGCCAGCAAGAGTTAATGTTCTAGAAGTAGATGAAGATGAAGTAGTTAAAGTAACTAAATTATTAAATACCATAGTACCGCCAGATGTTTGATACCAAGTATTACTAGCATTTGCATTTTCTACAAGTAGATTAAATGTTTGAGTTGCAGTTGAATTATTTGTGATGCCAGCACTAGTAGTTAATACTTTTGCAGATGCAGTTGTAAATGTATATGCATTTGCATTTGTCAAGAATGTAAGATTCTTAACAGATCTACTAGAAGTTAAATCAACTGTATTAAAATTAACTCCAACATTACCAAACTGTACTTCATCAGTGGTAGTACTTGAACTAGTGGATGAAGGTTGAACTCCATTAGTCCAACTTGTTCCAGATGTCCATGCTGATCCAGTATTATTCCATAAGAAAACAACTGCGTGTGAATTAACAGTAAATGTTAACACTGTTACTAATGCGAGTATTATTTTTTTCATTTTTTTAAACTTCTTAATATAATCAAAGATCCTAAACTCATTAGAATCAAAATGCTAGATGATGGTTCTGGAATTACCATAACTGTACCATCTATTATAAAGTTATTTACATCCCATCTTAAATTCGTATTTGCTGTATCTAAATCTGGCAATGCGTTTAACAAAGTATTATTATCAAAATTAGAACTATCTAATGTACTCCAATTAAATAAATCGTAAGTATCATTTAACTGAAAAGTATAATTATTATATATGCTAAAATTCCAAGTAGTATTTAATCCTAATTTTAAAAGATTTGTAACATCAATAGCATCATAAGTTATACCTCTACTAGTGGATGCTCCTAATTCAAAAATAAGATTACCATTACTGGCATCCAAGATATTCATAGATAAAAGTCCAGGACTATTTCCTGGTGATAAAGTGCCACCTTGTAGAATTACTGATTGTAAAGAACCAGAGCCTTTTAATACTGAACCTGTAGTAACTATAGTATTAGAACTCATTAAAGATCCATTTACTATTAAAGTACCACTATTTACATATGTTGTTCCTGTATATGTATTATTAGCTTGAAGTAATAAGGTGCCATTACCATTCTTATTAAGATCACCAACGCCAGTAATTACTTTACTAACCCAAACTTCTTTATTTGAGGTATCAATAGTGCCTCCACCAGATTTAATTTCTACTGTATCCGCTGTAATGAAATCTGTATTATTATCTCTAGCTTGTAGAGTACCTCCGTTAAAGTTAAACACCCCAGTAGTTTCTGCTTTCGTATCAACTACGCCATAGGCTAGTAAATTTCCTCCATTCAAATTATAAATTCCTTTTTGTAAGAAAATATAATCTACATTAACTGTACCTCCACTTTGGTTTACCTCTCCACGTCCAGTCCAAGTTAAATCAGCCGCATCTCCAACTACAATTCCGCCAAAATTTTGATTCCAAGTACCTCCTGTTATATTAAGAGTACCATTACCCCAACCTCCAACCGCAGTATATTGTGAGGCATTAACTACTCCTGTACCGCCTAAATTTAAAACGCCAGTGCCTGTACCATAATCAGCGATTCTAAATGATCCCCAAGAATTACCCGTAGCATTAAATGTACCCCCATTAATATTGACTGTTCCTGTCGCACCTTCTAAACCAATAAATGTTGCTGCACGACTTTCAAATATGCCCCCATTTAAGTTAAATACGCCCACTCCTATAGAAGATGTTCCTGGGTTTGTCCATCCCACGGCTAGATCACCTGTAGAATATGAACCATCATTAATATTAAAGACTTGATTTCCAGCTTTTCCTACCGTGGTCCAGAATTCAACTCTTGTAGTTCCTCCTGTTTGTAAATATTCACCCACATGCCAGTTTTCCCATCCCATGATTAATTCCTTAGGATTAAAATTTCCTCCTGAATTAACTAGTAAGGTACCATCAAATATATAAGCGTTATTATTAGGACCAGGAATTCCATTTGGTAAACTACCATCTATAGGAATCCATTTAGAAGAATCGTTATAATTATTTGTTGAATTGGGATTAATCCAGAGAGCAAATGGTTCTGAATATACATTACCACTAAATAAAAAAACCGCAATTAAAGTTGCGGCTGTATTCTTTAATAACCTTTTAAATAGGTTTGTTTTCATAATTTTTTACTCCTTTTTGAGTTCATCTAAATGAATAGACACCTCTGGTTTAATTTCGTTCATCTTTTTTTCTTTAAGTCTTTGAACATATATCCAATCATCCGCAAAGAAGTCCTCTTTAACTATTATACCGTAAGTTTTGGTAATATATAATTTAATTTTTTCTTGATACTCTTCTCTATTTCCAACAGAACCAATAGGCATGGTTCCCCAATTCGGATCATACATCCACAATGAATTTCCATATTCAAATATTGTGACTGCATGACCGATTATCATATCTGGATCATCTTTATAAGAATATACAAAACAATATATTGTATTCCAAACATCTGTATGAGTTTTAAGATAAAAATTACATTTAGAAGCCCAAATTAAAGAATCAACAAAACATGAATTAGGTATATTTGTTACAGATGTATAGTTTTTAAAATTAAATCCCCATTTAAAAAACAACCACCAAGATATTATTACTGCAAGTCCAACTAATATTAGTTTAGATTTTTTAAAAACTTTTTTAATTCTTTTTCTTATAGTCTTCAAGACAAGACTTAAATTTAGTTTTATCATCACCTTGTTTTGTAGTGATGCATCGTTTTAGAAATTCATTAAATTTTTGGCCTTCTGTAACCATCATTTTTTTGTATTCTTCATCTTCTTCGTATCCACATTCCGAGGCTTTATTTTGGCAATATTGTTTTTGACTAAAGCCTTTTGGATTTTTGCAATCAATGCTTCTTTTATATTTTATGCTCCATTTTGCTTCAATCTTTTCTAATTGAATTTCTGTTTTACCGAGCATATCGCCTTTTTTCCAAGTAGCACCATCATTTGTAGCTTCGTAGATAACTGCGTATCCCATATCTTCTGGAAGTTCACGAATTTCTTTTACTATACCTTCGCTACCATGATGTTTACATTTGGCATTAACATTTTTAACTTTATCACCGATTTTAAATATTGTTGAACCTTCCATCTCTTCCATTTCTTCGACTTCTTCGTTTTCTTTATTGAACATAACGTAATTATGAATTGTAATCATATAATCTTCAGCAAGAATTGCCATTTGTTGTAAAAATGGTTCTGTAAGATTTTCTTTTACCATTGGGTCATTTAATTTATCTATTATATTTTTTGAATGTTGATATATAGAATTAATTGAGCCAACTATCATCCCATAGAAATCTTCTTTATAATCTTTATATTCGTCTTCAATATCTTCTACTTCTTCAACTTGAGCTAAAGATTTATCTTCTAAAAATACAACTTGATCAAATTCTGTTTCGCCATCCCATTCGTATTCTTCATTTAAATAATCATTAGCTTGGGCTTTTTTAATAGCTTCTTGAGTTGGACGATCTTTTGAGCCTTCTGGCGCTGGGCGATAATTTTTACCCATTCTTTTTTTCTTTTGTTGGATATTATGCCAAAGACCTTTGCTTTTTGCTTGAATATCTACTTCTAATAAAGATTCATTTTCACCATTTTCTGCAGAACCACATCCAGGTTTACCACAAGATCCTTTCGTATATTGAGTAACAGACTTCCCAGCTTCCCACATTTTACAGCTCCAATACCTTGCTTTATATTTTGGGCCTGGATTATCATCACAAGAATGACGAGAGCGGAAAGCTTTGCGGCGAGCAGGATTGTCTCTTTTAATAGACATATTTGGATCACCAAATTTAACCATTACAATATTACCTTTATCATTCTTTACATAAACACCAAATTTTTTCTTACTTCCTTGAGGAAGACGAAATGGTTTATTTAATGGGGCTTTACCCTTCTTTGCTGCTTTTAATTGTTCTGTAAAATCTATTTCCATATTATATTAATGGAGTTTTATTAATATTCGTTCTCTCCCAAGCGATATATCTTGGATTTTGCGAATATACATTAACATCTCCAATGTAAGATTCACTATTTAAACTTCCACCATCGCCAGCGTCTTGATATGTACAACCAGCTAATATGAAATTAAAACTAGAATCTGTTGCTGCGCTACTACCATATTTTACATAAAGTGTACCTGTTGATAAATTTTGTAAAAATAATTCTCTGCGATAGATGTTATAATTTAGGACTTTAGTATTCGATGTTCCAATTGTATAATTACTAATACCAGTACTTTGCTCTGGAAAACTAGTTACTGAATCAAATTGCTGGCTGAGATCAGCTTGAAATACAATTGTTCCCTTAACTCCAGCTGGAAATGGATCTCCAGTTATAAAAAGTTTATTATTAATACTATCTGTATTTGTTTTAATCCCACTAATATAACTATTATTTATAAATCCAGAAACAACGACTCCTTGTGTTAAGATATCTTCTATATTATCTAGTTTAGTAAAATCTAATCCTTTAAATCCTGTAAATCCTGGCTCTTCTGTATAGACTTCTACTACATTTTTATTAAAATTAGGATCGTAAATATTAGCCATATTAAATATAATTACACCTTAAAAATAAAAATATATATGATAAATTATCTAGTTTCTCGCCATTGAATTGAGGCAAAAGTATTTGAAGGATACGTTGCTGTGCCAGCATTAATTCCTGATGCAACAAGTATAAATATATTACTATCATTACTATCTATATTTTGACTAATATAACCTCGTTTTGCACTTCCGATAGCTGCATTAGCTGTTTGACTTGCAAATTGGCCAGCGCCAATTCCACCAGCAATTACAAAACCATCGTTTATCATTATCCCACTTGTATAATTTACGCTACTAGGATTTGCATTATAAAGTGCAACGCTTTGGTCATCTGCACTAACCCAAGTGCCACCAATAACTGATCCAGTACTTGGTAAACGCCAAAATTCATAAACTATAGCTTCGTCTAATGTTGTTACATTTACATTAAGTGGTCTAACAACGCTTCTATTTGGTTTACCATAATAACCAGTCTTTAGTCCAATAGCTAATACTGGTACTTTTGATGTTCTTGGCACGGATACTGGATTATTATTTCTTACGCTAAAATCAACGCCTGCTTCATTATAACCACCTTCACTAATAACTGTAGCGCAAATTTGATCCATCTTATCTGTTCCGATTGCTGTAGAATAATTCCTGATTTCACAACGAATTGGTAAATTTGGATTGCTCCAATAAACAGTTGGTTTATTATTGCTATTATAAAATTCGTGAGCTATTACTGCTTTACCATCATGTACAAATCCAGCTCTTACTCTTCCAACTCCTAACCATTGAAAATCTGCAGTAAATAATTGAGTTTTTGTTATATTTAAATTAAATTGTGAAGTTCCACTTCCATTGCACTTATCTGTGTTCCAATTAATTTGAGGAACTCTTTCATCGTATACATATCCAGAAATATTATTTCTTAAAACAAAAGATAAAGTGCCATCTCCACTTTGTTCAAAGAATATACCATTATAATCATCAAAAAGACCAATTCTTTTATTTGTGCCAGCTCTATATCCCGTAAAATTAAAACTTTGAAAAGTTAATTGACTTTTTCCTGGCATATAGTGATGATACATTCTGCTTTGATGAATGGCGTAAGCATTTGATTCTGTTCCTACTGTGAGTATTGCCTTTGCTTGATTTATATCAAAAGTTACTGATGAATTAGTTCCATTTGTTTTAGTAAGAAGCTCTGTTTCTTCACCATAAACATGAGAATAGTCAGCGAGAGTAAATGGATTAGAAATTCTTTGACGACCAAATGCATCAACATAAGCTGATTGAGCTGCAAAATTTGTTACATTAACATCTACTCCATCTGCTAAATTATTTTTTATTGCATTGATATTATTTCCAGCTCCGCCACTAATATCTACATTATCAAACTGAGATGTTAAATCAGCTTGAAATACAATTGTTCCCTGAACTCCAGCTGGAAATGGATCTCCAGTTATAAAAAGTTTACTATCAACACTATTTGTATCACTTTTTATTCCACTTAAAATTGAATTAGTAGTAATAAGATTAACGTCAAATCCAGAAATAACAACTCCTTCTCTTAGGATATCTTCTACATTATCTAATTTATTCCATTCTAATCCTTTATACCCTGTAAATCCTGGCTCTTCTGTATAAACTTCAACTACGTTCTTATTAAAATTTTTATCGTAAATATTAGACATATAAATTAATTTGTATGATAAATAATAGAGACTAGTCCTGTTGTTTCTACATAAAGATCATCTACTCCACAATTTACTGTTGCTGGAAGATTATAATTACCTGCTCCAACATATAATACTACTGCGCCAGATCCATTTCCTATTTTAAATGTACAATTTGCCGTGCAACTAACTCCAAGAAGATAAATATTTTTACCATCTCCTGGAGAACTTAAAATAACTCCATTTCCGCTTCTATTTGCAGATAGAGCTTCTGCTTCAAAGCCTGTATCTCTAAAAAAGTATTTGGCCATATAAACTATTACACTTTATTTTTTGCGATCTAATTCTTCAAATTTTTCAATTATATAAGCTAAAATATCATTGCGCATAATATCATCTGTACCAAATTTAAAAGTCATTATCCCTTTTTCGGAACTTTTTTTATCATCAAATAGATCATATATCTTTTCAAAACCACTATTTTTAATATCTGCTTGTCTAATGTCTCCAATTAGTATTAATTTACTAAATTTACCCATTCTGGTGGTAATTAATAATAAATCATGTATACTTAAATTTTGCGCTTCGTCGCATATAATATAACTAGCATTTATACTTAAGCCTCTAAGAAAACCTACTGGTAATCCTTTTACTCTTTCTTGCTTAAGAAGCATTTCTACTTGACCTTTGGGTAACAATTCATTAAGTTTATCCATTAATGGTTGAAGATAAGGATCAAGTTTACTGTGAAGATCTCCTTTAAGAAATCCAAGATTATGAGAAGAGCTTTCTACTGGATTACGAACATAAAATATTTCACCAATTTTTTTATTATTAATTGCATTTAAGGCTGCGTATACACTAAGTAAGCTTTTAGCTGTTCCTGCTGGGCCTTTGCAGAATACCATTTTAGTATTTTTATCTTGAAGTAATTGAATAAATTTTTTTTGATTTTCTGTCCATTGCAATTCACGAATATTTAAAAAACCTTCAATTTTATCTCTTTGAGGAACAGGGACTGACTTATCTTCTTTTTGTTTATGTTTTTTAGACATTCTAACCTACTTATTTAATTACACCCGTATTGTGTTAATTTTAACTATTTTTAATTTTTATTAAAAAATTAAACTAAAGCGTAACCTTTTTTAAACTTCAAATTTAGTTCAAAAGGATTTACTGCTAAACCATGATCAAATCTTTTAATAAAATTTGCACCCTCTTTTGGCATAGGAGCAACAAACATTTTATTGTCTATTTTTAAAATTACTTGAGTTGGAAGAACTGATACTTCCTCTATATCTTTTCTCATTTTACTTTTAATTGCGCGAGCGATTGCACAATTTTGTGGATTTGCTTTCTCGCCTTCGAGAATATTTTTATTTGTTATTTTTAATGTTCTTTTCATTCTTTTCTCCATTATTGTTTTTATAAACTACTTCAAATGCTTTGGCTTTTGAATTTAATAGTTTAAAAGCTGCTTCAGATTCTTTTCTTATATCTTCTTCGCTTATAATCCAAAATTTACACCAACCTTCTGGATCTATTGCGCCTTGAATTAATTCGCATCTTGGAGCATTTCCTTCAAGATAATAAAATACGCAATATTCGCATTCAAGATTTTTTTCTTTGAATGGATTTTGAGCTGCGCTTAAATATTGAATTCCATTTGGACCTAATCCACGATCAAAATATCCATATGTCTGTAGATTAGTTATAATCTTAAGATAAAAATCTTTTTGCCTTTCATTAAGTTTTGGGAATATAAGTCCTTCGTTCATTTTATTTCATTTACACCATATTCATAGTTATCAGAATCTTCTGTCACCCATTTAGGGCAGTTCTCAACGCTATAGATCTGACTATTAACTTTTCGTTCAATTAGATTTTGACCTTGTTTTGTAACAAAATTTGGATCATATAATCTCAATCTATTATTAGGTTGGATAGCAAAATTACCATTATCTAGTTGAAGTACATGTCCACATTTATGTTGTCCTGGACTTTCGCTAAATCCAAAGTTGAGTTCATTAAAATCACTATGCGCCCAATCTAATGTAAAAAGATAAGTTCCAAAATATTCTTTACCATTACGAGAAAGGAATTTTAATTTTTTATTTTGAAATACTGAAAATTTAGTAACTGCAATATGATAACTAAAACTATCCCAAAGTTCTAATTCATGAAGATCTTGTTCTGGTATTCCTTCTTTTATACAGAAGGCGCTAATTGGAGCATGCCACCAAATCCCACCATCTTCCATAATAAAATTAAAAAGAGGAACTTGAGATGGTAAAGATGTTACTCCAAAGATTAAAACTGGAAAATATTTATCGTGAGAATCTTGTTGATTTCTTAGATAATTGCCTCTTACGTAGCATTCGATAGGAGGAATATTTGCATTAAGAAAAGGCATTTTTAATTTTTACACTATTTTAAAGTGTAATGTATTTTATATTTATGCCATTAGCAGGAAAACAACATACTTTAATAGGAAGAACAGTAAAAGGTTTAAATATATTTTCTCAATATAAAGGAATATATAACAATTTAATAACTTATAATATAGGAAATATTGTTAGATACCAAAGTAATTTTTACATCAGAATAAATAGCTCGGGTGCTGGAGCTTTACCAATAGATACTAATTATTGGTCAGTATACTCTATTAATTAAAAAAACAATATATTAAAAATACTCTATAGCAAAAATAGCCCTGTGGAATTTTTGACCTTTAAGGATATTCCTTATTATTGAATTTTAATATATTTCAGAAAAGGGGAGGGTATATAAGATTAAGTAATATAACATAAGATATAACTCTTTTATTGTATTATTTAAATAAGGTTTATAAGAGAGATAAGATAAATAAGTAATATATTAAAATAGTATGGAGATTGAAGATAGTACCCCCTGGGCTGTTTTTTAATTTTAAGTTTCTTAATTTTTTCAAAAATGGGGTAGGTATATGCAAAAATAAAAGGGTATAGGTTAATCCATATGCCCTAAGTCGTTGACTATCAATGAAATTTAAATGAAGAAAATCCCTTGCACTATTCCTAATCTATGATAGATTAAGAGCATGAAGAAGAAATTAAGCAAATACGAACAACTGATCGCAAACCTCGACAAAGCGGCTCAAGACCTCAAGAACGCTTCGGCTCACGCTGTGGCAACCCTTGAAGCTCACGCTAATAAGATCGAAGAGATCAACCAGAAGTATAGCGAGGCCAAATAATGAATCCTGTGGAAGTCATCTTCGCCCTTACCATCGGCTGCCTCATTCTTGGCATCATCGCTATGGCTACGGCAAAAAATTAACCCTTGACGAAAATCAAACCAGAAAGCAATATAGACCAAATGAAAAACCAAATCACTATCACAACTCAACCCTTCGGCAACACCACCGCTTTCCTCTTGGAGGGCGATAAGAAGCAGATCGAAAACTTCCACAATGCCATGTATAACTACTCCGCAACCAATGGTGAGTTGCACGATATGGGCAACGGCAAAGCGTTCTACTTCTATGCACAGCCCGAAGCTGTGCTGGAAGCGATGACCAAAGTGGCTCTGTATGCTCTATGCAATAAGATCAAAGCAAAGGGTCTGAAGGGTGGACTTCTCTCCCTTGCAAAGCAGAAAGCACAAGACAAGTTCGATAGCTTTAAGGAAGGACGCTTCCTTCGCACCAGTATCAGCACAGATGTCTTTAACCTTGGAAGCATTACCGCAGAGAAGCCTAGCGACTACTGCGGAGCCATCAGCAGCGGGAGAGACTAATGACCGCAGAGATTCTTGTTATAGCTTTGACGCTACTTGGCGAAGCAAGAGGCGAGGGCTTTGAGGGAATGGCAGGTGTTGCGTCTGTCATTCAGACACGAGCCATCGAGCGAAAGCAAACCCCAACGCAAGTTTGTCTTGCACCAAAGCAGTTCAGCTTTTGGAATGGTGGGGTGAGTGAAGCACAGAAGCAAAAACTCTTAGCGAACCCTCAAGCAAAGAACGCTCTACATCTTGCCAAACTTGTAGCACAAAAGAAAATACCCAATGTTGTGAATGGTGCGAATCACTATCACACTTTCCAAGTATCGCCTAAGTGGTCAAAGGGTGAGCAGGTAGTTGCGACAATTCGCAATCACAAGTTTTATCGTTTGTGAAGTTGTAACTCTTTAAGTATCAACGACTTACGCAAGGGCGCGGGGCGATGCTTGTGTAAACCCTTAATAATCAAAGACTTATAAAACATTTCGATCTTGGGAGAAAACCTGATGGAAGCGAAAAGATCGGAAATGATCTTAGTCTAAAACCTGATGGAATGAATAAAATCTAAATCTCTAAACATTAATGACTTAGAAAAGGAATGACCCTTCTGCTTCTGTAAGTC